GTTCAAAGATATCTAATCCAGCATTTCTTTTAATTGGATTTTCATAGACTAAGGTCTTAAGTTTAGATGGTGCAATTAGTGTATCAACAGAACCAAGGAACTCACACTCAAACTCAACTTTAAACTGTTGTTCTGATGTATTTTTAATAGTCTGTTCTTTCCACAGTTCATCTCTACCAGGAACTTCTGACCAATGAACATCAGTTGGTGTATAATCATTATATTTTCTTTCCGCATCATGCCACATACGGTAGAAGTGATTCATACCGTGTGGTGTAGAAACGATAATTACTTTCGTTGATTTGCCAGAAGTAATAGTAGGATAAACAGATGCAAAGAAGGAGTCAGCGATGTGATTAGGGACGAAGGCGAATTCATCGAGGAAGAGGATATTGAACGACATGCCTCTGACAGCACTCGCAGATGTAGAAGCTGCCAATATCTTACTGCCATTCTCTAACTCCAGACTTCCTTTGTTCCATGATAGAATACCTTGTTGCATCCATTTAGGTAAGTTCTCATAAGCAATTTGTAACCTTCCGAGAAGTTCTCTTGCAGTAGATGCCTTGTTAGCAAGAATACCAATATTGACACTATCATTAAAAATAGCGTAATGCAACAAAAAAGATATCACGGTAGTAGACTTACCAGTCTGCCGCGGCATCTTACAAATATTAAATCTCTTTTCGTGAAAATTCTTTACCAGGTTTTCCTGGAAGTCATACATCTTAAATGGTTGAAGACCATGGTCCAGAGTAACAATCTGAACATAGTTCTTTGCAAAATATACAGGGTCTTCTTTACACTTAATATATTCTTCAATATTCTCCTGAGTAAACTCAATAGAAGTATTTGCCTTCTTTAAGTTCGGGTTACCTAAGTATATGTCAGCATTATTCATAACAATATCTATAAATTATTTGTCAGTTGTCATAGATCATTTTCTTCAACATGAAGAAGAAGATCACCAGGTTGTTGTGGAGCAAGGTCATATCTCTGAACCATACATCCAGGATATATCTTATTCAGAACATCAGTTACTTGCTCTTTAGAAGGTCTACCAACTGTAGGGAAGAAAACTTTGATATTCATATACTTTCCCTTCCAAATAAAACTAATCAAGTAAATATTTCCAGTCTTAGCCTGAATTCTTACAGCTTCCTCAATATCACTATCATTTTTATTCTTTGATGTACCAACTAACTTATTACCTACAGTAGCACCAGCGGCACCACCTACAGCACCACCAACTACTTTACCAATAGCACTCCCGACTGCCTCACCTGTCTTTCCACCAACAAAGGGTATGTGTCTTGTAGGGTCTGCTGCCTTACCGACCACACCCCCAATCACTTTACCCGCAGTTTCACCAGTCTTGGCACCTACTGCATATCCAGCACCCGATCCAACTGCCTTTCTAACTTTATCCCCTTTCTTTGCAGTCACTGCTCCAGTAGTTCCTGCTATAGTTGTTCCTAAAAATTCTCTAATAGTCTTTTTATCAAACTTTTTACCAATGGCTCCACCAATCTTGGAACCAACAATACCACCACCAATCTCCCCAGCAACCATGGCAGGACCATCAGGAATCAATGAACCACCAATAGCTCCAAGTGTTCCACCAATCGCTGCACCTCTTACTTCATTCTTTCCTGCCTCTTTACCACCTTTCTTTGCCGTTGCAACCATCTGTCTTCCTTTGGCTGTTGCAGCAGTAGTTCCCTGTTGAACTGCTCTACCACCTTTCTTACCACCAAGTTTTACACCTTGTCTGACAAGAGTTCCAGTACCACCTACTACTTCTGATAGACTATCTGTTGATTCTTTCATTTTCTTTTTAGGATTTGTGGAGATATTGATAGTTTTTATTATTTATGTAATTGATCAAAACATTTAAAGTATCTACATTTATTTAAGTTCCGGCCAAGTAATATTTTTAGGATCAGTCTGTTCGCCAATATCACGCAATGCTTGAATATAAGTATCCAAATCTGAAATATTATCTGTAGTGGTGGTTATACCGATCCTCGTTTCACTTAAATTTCGCATCACCCTCCACTCAACTTCATTAATCTTAATATCTCTAAGTTCTCTAACCTCATCCCAAAGTGATTTGGTATTTGCTGCGATTTCTTCATCAGTAAGAGAAACAACCTCCCAAGATCCTGAATTCCATACCAATTTATGTGTGGTATCCTCAAATAAAGGTGAAGAATCGACAAGAACATATCCAGCATCTGCAAGTTCTTCTGCTGTAAAAGTAGAAGAATCTGTTCTAGTTAACCCAGATGAAAGTCGTATTCTATGGGGTAATACTTGTGGATATTGATTGTTATATGAATAAAGCATTTTTTTAATCTCCTAAGTACTTTAGTATGTGCCTATGAATAAAGAGTCTGTGTAGTCGAGCCCAACTCCACTAGGACCTGTGATAGCATAAGCTACTCTTATCCACTCACCTGCTGTCCAAGTCCGAGATGGACTTCTCATTACAGAAGAAGACCATTGCTGTGAACCACTCGCCTCACGATAAGCGTAGTATGAACCACCCGATTGACTAATAGCATCATCTCCTAATGTTAAAATAGAATTATTCCAACTGCCGTAATTAATCCCGTCTGCCATTCCAGTATAAGTAGAACTAGTATAGGATGTGTACGACCAGCGACTGGAGTTGGAGCTACTAGACAAAGTGGTGTAGGTAATGCCGGATGCCGACGAGGGAGTGAAGGTTACACCAGCACTACTGTTTCCACTGTAATAACCGGTAGCTGTCCACCAATTACTAAGTCCTGAGCTCCCCGAAAAAATCCATGAGTCTTCCAAGGTGGTTTTGTCTGGACTTAGAATCTGAGCGGCGGCTACGCCTATATCGTTACGATAGGTAGGACTGGTAGTAATTTTTTGTGCTATGTAAAGGCGGCCACTGCCGCTAAAGGTAGTTTGAATTTCAGCTACGTCCCAGTTACCGGTATAGTCACCACTACTTGAAACAATGATTGCCCGCTGAGGTAGTGTCGCAACAAAATTGGTTTCTGTATCAACCCCAGCCGCTGGCGTTAAAGGCCATTTACCTTGTAGTTTTAGATTGTATTGATCAACAAGACTAAAATTCCCACTTGCACCAGTGGTGTATTGAAACTGTTGAGGTCCAATGATACCTGCGTTTCCTCTCACTGCCAACTACCTCCAAATCTAGGTTTGAAAAAGGCGAAATTACGGTTAATTTCAGCCTCAGTTAAAATTCTCTTATACACTATAATGGCAGACATTCGGCCAAAGTACGGATAAGATGTACCCGTGTCACCGCTAACTGAGTTATATGCACCAATTGTTGTGGTTTTTCCAGAAACATCAAAATCACGCCCACCCAGTGATTGATTCTGATACTGCCAGGTCCAGTTGGACCTCATAGATGTGTAGTTACTAGTTTTATCTAGTATCCATGTGTTCATCCGCCATGCATTGTTCGCCATCGCCCCATTACTACTATAGACATTTGTCTTATTGCTTCCTCCCGTTCCTTCACCTACAGATGTTCTAAAAGCCAAGTCCGACGTCTGCCATCTATTCCATCCAACCATCCAACCTTCAGTTGTAGCACCGGGGTCAATATTCAACATAATTGGCTGAATATCATACCGAGAAATAGCATTAACAAGAGCAATGACCGTAAACTGATTTCCATAGTCAAGACTACCACCCATGTCAACTTTAACATTATTGCCGCCCACAATAGGATTAAAGAATATAGTCCCACTTTGATGGTGAAGCGGAGGGCTTGCGACGTAACTAACGCCGCTACTACCTAAAGTACCATTATGACCATTACCACTGATATCATACCAAGTAGAACCAGTTCCTGAATATGACGCCGGCTTACCAGCATCTAAATAGATGTATGGGTTATCAGCAATGTCAAAATTGACCTGATCATTGATAAGGTCAAACATCCCTGTTCTGACTTGGGCAGCCTTACCGATAATACCACTATTCGGACTATAAAGACTCATAACGGTTAACTTATTTCATCCCAAGAACAGACGGCGTATAAATCGCCGTTTACGCTTGCGGACATTCTTAGCGAATCGTTCTCATTTAGATAGATAGAAGTGTCTTTAGAGATAACCACCAAAGAGGCGTCAGCTGGAACAGCGACTGTCATCGCGATGTACATTGAAGTTGATTGATTTTTATAGACTTCTACACTTACATCAGCCGTAGCGGCTCCGTCAATGTTGGAAATAACCAAAGAATTAATTTTATAAATTTTACCGCTACTACTAGAATTACTAACAAGTGCTGTCACGGATGTAGTCACAGCCATACCATTGGTCTGTCCGTAAATCGCGGAGACGTTTACTATATTTGGGTTAGCCATTAATCAATGTTCTCCTGTGTGTTTTTATTTAGAATTAACCAAAAATCATTGCCATAGCAATTGCTTTACCAGTACTAACTCCTCCTCCACCACCACCAGATCCATTAGATGCGGCAGTTATTCTTCCTTGAGCATCTACAGTAATGTCTGCATTGGTATAAGATCCTGCAGTAACCGCAGTATCAGCCAAATATTGAGCTGCAATATCGGTTCCTTGCCAAGTACCAGTAGCAATAGTTCCTAAAGTGGTTATATTAGCACTTCCAGCCCAAGTACTAAGTGATGTATTCTCAACATTATTCAAGACAAGATCAATTTTTACTTCAGCAACACTTCTTCCTTCTATACCAGTTGAAGTAAACTTAGCATAGTCATCATCTGCTGCGTCAGCATCATCAATTTTGACTGCATTAGTATTAGCAATACCAAAAGTCAAAGCATCTTGTTTACCGTCCCAAGTTCCAGATGATGCAATATAACCATCAGCAATTGCAGTTCCTTGCCATGTTCCTGATCCAATAGTACCAAGTGTTGTTATGTTACTGGTTCCAGCCCAAGTACTTAATGCAGTGTTTTCAACCAAATTTAAACTTAAATCTGATTTAAACTCTGTATACGTTCTACCTTTTATATTTGTTGCCCCTGCCAAAAGAACATCATTAGTAGTTAAAGCTTCTTCAGATTTTAATGCATTACCACTAGAAAGTCCAAAAGTTAATGCATTTTGTTTTGCGTCCCAAGTAGAAGCGGAAGCAACATAACCATCAGCAATTGCAGTTCCATTCCAGGTTCCAGTAGCAATGGTTCCTAAAGTAGTTACATTAGAAGTACCTACCCAAGTACTTAATGCAGTGTTTTCTACATTACCCAACCCAACATCAGATTTACTTAAACTTAAATCAG